AAATAGGGGGAAGCCAAAATGGGCGACTTTCCCCCGATGAAATTTATGCCGCGAGATGATACAGCCAGCAGTCCATATGGCCGTTTGTCTTATTGTCTTCATCCCTTGGAATCGAGTGAGGGGTCTGATCAACTAATCCAGCCGCCACGGCGTGTCGCATAGTTCCGCAAATTTTGTGTGAGTTTTTCTTTAGCAGCCGCGCCAAATCTCGACTGGTCATAGGCCCGTGTCTCTCCAGTATTGTCAATATTGGCTTGAACGCTGATGTATCTGTGCGGCTAGGAATTTTTTTCACATCAATCGGCAACGGTGGACGAAGTTTTTTTCCGTCTCTACCTTTAGTTTTTGCGTAAAATTTCTCCAACGTCAGTATGCAATGAGCATAAGTATTTTCATATGAAATCTGCTCTAATCTTGTTCTGGTTCGCCTCATCTGTCTCTCCCTCAGATTTTATAGTTTCTCATTCGCAGATTGCTAACAAATCGATCAAGCTCGACCTGTGCTGTCCATAAATTTTGTTTTGTATTCGGCAGCGGATCAACTGCATATGCAGCGTTGTGGCATCGCTCGACCTCTTGTCGTAAGAATTTTAGTTCGGCTTTATGCGTTAATAAAATCTCTTTCATTTTTTCTCCTGTCTGATAGATTATTTTTGAGGGTGGTTTTCATATCAACATTGCCTGTCGGTCTGTTTACGTCACCGTGCCACCCTCACGATTCTTGTCCTCCTTCAGCAACTTTTTTTGGTAAAATTTAATCTGTTCTCTGAGGCCTGCATTTTCAGCCTCCAAGCGTTTATTTTCTTCGTTTACTCGCTGATATTCATCGCGGTGTATCAATTTATTCAGCCTCCATTTGGTCATTGTTTATCCTCTCCCGTCTTGTGGTTGATGACAGGCTATGCTTTCGTTGGTTGTGGTGTATTTGTATTCCCATTTTTTCGCACAATGATTTTCCCGTAAAATCTTTGTCGATATAATCCTCGCCAATAACTCTAATCTCAGGCATTTTTAATTTTATAATTTGCAGCAAATCTTCTTCAGTTTGATAGGGAATAATTTCATCGACATATTTATTGCTCGACAAAACAATATGCCGCTCAACAATAGTTTGAAGTGGACGTATCTTCTTCTCACGCTCTAAACTAGGATCAATATGCAAACAGCAAATTAAATAATCACAAACAGTTTTTGCTTCCCTCAACATTTCACAATGTCCTGCATGAAGTAAATCAAACGCCGAAGCTGTAATCCCAACTTTCATTTTTTATCTTTCAAAATCATTCCGTAATTGTTGACACCGACAGGAGCTTCAAAGCCGTCAACATAGCAAAATTTATTTCGCTTGAACGGCCTGTAATTTACTTCGTGATGCCAGCGGTTAAATTTCCAAACCACTTTTGCTACGTCTGGATGCAAATCTTCAATCATTTGGCTCTTGGGCTTGGTGCCTTCGTGAGCGTAAAATTCTTCTGTGTTGCCGCCAGACAGCGTCTGTGTGGTGGCCTTCTCTTGCTGAAAGGCGTTGTACTGCACAGTGCAATGGCCGTCTCTTAGAACTCGCAGAGACAGGTCTGTGTCCTCATTATATCGACCCCTCCAGCGATACGGCGCATCGTTCTGGATCAGCAGGCAAGAATAAATGCGTGTGTTCCTGACAAACGCTGGCAGAGGTTCTTTCGCTTTCACAAAAAAATCATAGCAAGGCCCAGACAAATACACATTTTTATATCGATCTGCAAAATCTTCCATTGCCCGAAATATTGTTCCTGATGTGACCTTAATCAAAAGATTTCGGTTCAGCCTGTGGAAATATGCAATGTTGTCATCCATCACCCAATGTCTAGATGCTCCCAAATCAATTGCATGATCCCAAGCAAAATTACGAGCGGCCCCCGGGCCTTTTGATCTGCTATCTCCAAGATCATCGCACGTATCATAGTCGAGCAGATATTTTTTCGGAAGCACCAGACATTTATCTGCACCAACTTCAGCAGCGTACATTTCAAGCTGGCTGGCTTCGACAATGATTTTGTAAGGCACACTCATCCAATCAAGCGCCTTGCTTGTCAGTCGGCTCTCCCAACGCCCCTTCGATACAATATAAACTGGATACTTAATGTTCATCGATATATCGCTTATCAGACGTAATCCTGTGATCCATTTTTGGATACCAACAGGCTTTCTGTTTTGGGCTTATCGCCTGACCCATCAATTCTTTAAATCGCATGAAATCTTCTTTATTTCTGAAGCGAACATTAATTGCGTGATATGGACGTAAATCTTCCTGCACATACTCTGGCATCCCGTGCCATTCTGCTTCCCAATCTGTCTCCAAGTCTTCAAACAAACTATTTTGCATCCAAAAACTCCAGCACTTGTTTTGACGCATCGCTTGCGCCCCGTCCAATAATCACACTGTGGCCCACCGATCTTAAATATTCGATCACTTTTTTCTGATCGGGGGAAAGTCTGCCACCCGTGACCCTTTTCATCTCCACCCACAAATTGCAGGAGGGGATGTACAGGTCTGGTATCCCCCTTGTGACCCCTTCGGCCTTGAGCCGTGTCGCCACGCTAATCGATCTCTTCTCACCATTGGGTATCGCAAAAATCAAAGTGTGCGGATATTTGGCGCGAAACCAGTTTACAAACCCCACCTGTTCACTGTGCTCAGAATGGGATGTCTTCAAGACTAAAGTCTGCGTATGGGCCTTCTTGCGCCTCATGTTTTCTCTCCAATTTTGTATAATCGAACTGCACAACTTCAAAATATTTCGGGTTGTATGTCGAGGGTTTTATCTTGATGCGGCTCGGACTATCCCACCATTGGCACTCATCAAGAGCCTCGCTCGTTGTGTCGGCCCCCGATGCCAGCAAAGGCTTACGCTCTTGATATTTACTCGCGGCGTAGCCCCCGTGATCTGGGCATAGCCATTCGTTTACCGACAGCAGCCCAGCGTAATACGTGACCTTGATCGAGTCAGGCTTGCCCTCTTTTTTGTGGCGGTGATAAATTACGCTGTCCACATCGACCCATTCCTCGTTTACTTGACTGGAGAGCATGGCCCCGCTGTAGCTGTTTGAATTATGGTTCAGTGTTGGTGGCGGGAATTGATGGCCGCACACATGGCATTGTAGGCAGGCAGAGTGGCACATGGTTTGGCAAGCCTCGCACATTTTAACGGGTGCCTCCCCCTCGCCTGCCCCCGCAGATTGATCTTTTGGTTTTACCCTATCAATAAATCCGTGCCGCTCAACATTCTGGCCGAAGTCCAAAACGAGAGCATCAGTCTTGCCTTCAGCAATTCTAGTGCCGCGCCCAACCATCTGGACGTATAATCCAGTTGAAGCCGTGGCCCTGACCAGCGCGACAACATCCACGGATGGGTGATCAAATCCAGTGGTTAGCACGTTGACGTTAATCAGGCATTTAAGCTCACCGCTTTTGAAATCGGCAATTGTTTGCTCTCGCACGGCGCTGCTGTCGTTACCTGTCACCACACCGACATCAATATCGTGCGCCTCAAATTCAGCCTTCAGCATGTAGGCGTGATCGACGCCACTGCTAAACACCAGCCAACTTTTTCGATCTTCGCTCAACTCGACAATCTCTTCGACAGTCTTCCGCACCAATTCGGGATCGGACGCAGCCGTGGCTAGGTCACTTTCGATAAACTCACCGCCACGCTTCTTGACGTTGGTCAGATCGATCTGGTTCAGACCGCCCTTCGATATGACTGGCGACAGGTAGCCCTGCTCCATCAGCATATCGATTGGAATGTCATAAGCGATACCGTCGAACAGAGCGGATGCACCTTTGTGCAAGAAGCCTGAATCTAATCGATAGGGCGTGGCCGTCAGACCCACCACTTTAACCATTGGATTGCACACCTTCAGATCGGCAATAAAGCGATTGTATCGCGTCTCAGTATTCTTGGGCAACAAGTGCGCCTCATCAATCAGAACCAAGTCTGGCGCTGGCACGATGTCATACGCCCTCTCCCAGACCGACTGGATGCCAGCAAAGGTGATGGGGCGGTCTAAGACCTTCTGCTTCAGTCCCGCACTGTAGATGCCAAAATCAGCCTCTGGGTACAATTCCAGCAGCCCCTTCGATCCCTGCTCCAGAAGCTCTTTGACGTGCGTGACAACCAGAACTCTAGTGTCAGGATAGCTCATCGCATCTTTAATTATTTGCGCGATAATAGCCGTCTTTCCCGATCCAGTGGGGGCCACGATTAATGGATTATCACCCGCCTTGCCTGCCCAGTAGTTGTACAAGCCATCGACAGCTTCTTTCTGATAGTCGCGTAATTCAAAGGTCATGGGAAACTCTTTCTCTCAATTCTTCGCTATTGTCTTGGTTGCGAATGACGCCATGTGGGGTCTGATACTCCACGAAATCATCGCCAGCGTCTATGATCTCCCAATCGCTTGGCACCATGAACGGATTAAAGAGATGCCCCCCCGCGCCCTCCTTGCGGCTCCAAGTGCCGTCTTTTTCTGGGGTGCTGTGCGCGTCCGTCCGATCATTAACTTCTGGCAATTCACCGCCGTGACAAATCGGAATATAATTGCAAAAAC